GGCGTGCAGGTGGATGACCACGCGCACGGCAACGTACAGAGCGGCGGGAGCTGGACTAAGGGGACACAATGACGGTGCGTTATCTCGGTATGAACAGCCAGACCGGGCTCAGTGTGTCTGAGGCCGAACATATCAGGCAGAGCGTGCGCGACATTCTGGTCACGCCGGTTGGCTCGCGTGTCATGCGTCGTGAATACGGCTCCCTTCTTTCAGCGCTGATTGACCAGCCTCAGAGCCCGGCGCTACGGCTGCAGATTATGGCCGCGTGTTATTCCGCGATCCAGAAGTGGGAGCCGCGCATCAGCCTGACGACCATCACCTTTGAGCGGTCGGAGACCGACGGCGGGCTGTATGTCGATATCACCGGCACGCGCTCGACCGGCGGACAGTCCTTTTCCCTCACCATTCCACTGAGTTAAACGCTATGGCAATTGTTGACCTGAACCAGCTCGCCGCGCCCGATGTCGTGGAAGTGCTGGACTATGAGACCATCCTGAGCGAACGAAAGGCGACGCTCGTCTCGTTATACCCCGAGGAACAGCAGGAGGCTGTCGCGAGCACGCTGATGCTTGAATCAGAGCCGATTGTTAAGCTGCTGGAAGAAAACGCCTATCGGGAAGTTATCTGGCGACAGCGCGTTAACGAGGCCGCGCGTGCGGTCATGCTGGCTTACGCTGCTGACAGCGACCTCGACCAGATAGGAGGAAATTACAACGTTGAGCGCCTCGTCATCACGCCTGCAGACGACACCACGTTTCCGCCGACACCAGCCGTAATGGAGTCGGACACCGACTACCGTCTGCGCATTCAACAGGCTTTTGAGGGGCTGAGTACCGCAGGCTCAACCGGTGCATATCAGTTTCATGGCCGCAGCGCCGACGGGCGTGTCGCGGATATTTCCGTTATCAGTCCTGAGCCTGCGTGTGTGACCGTGTCCGTGCTCTCGCGTGAAAATAACGGCGTAGCCTCTGACGAGCTGCTCGCCATCGTGCGCGCTGCGCTGAACGATGAGGACGTCAGGCCGGTGGCGGACCGCGTGACCGTGCAGTCAGCGAAAATTGTCGACTACAAAATCACCGCGTCGCTTTACCTTTACCCCGGTCCCGAAAGTGAGCCGGTACTCAGTGCGGCAAAAGCAAAGCTGCAGGCGTATATCACCGCACAGCACCGGCTCGGGCGTGACATCCGTAAATCTGCGATTTATGCCGCGCTCCACGTTGAGGGTGTGCAGCGCGTCGAGCTGGCCGCGCCGGTGGCTGACATCGTGCTCGATGAGACTCAGGCGTCATGGTGCACCGAGTACAGCGTGACCATCGGGGGCAACGATGAATGATACCCGACTGTTGCCGGTGGGCTCGTCGCCGCTTGAGGTGGCGGCGGCGCGCGCCTGCGCTGAAATCGAAAATACCCCCGTTCCCCTGCGCCGTCTCTGGAGTCCTGACGACTGCCCGGCAAATCTGCTGCCGTGGCTGGCGTGGGCGTTTTCCGTTGACCGCTGGGATGAGAGCTGGCCGGAGGCCACAAAAAGGGAAGTGATCCGCGCGGCGTGGTACATCCATGCGCACAAGGGAACGATAGGTGCGGTGCGTCGTGTGGTGGAGCCCCTCGGCTATCTGATTAACGTTACTGAGTGGTGGGAAACCAGCGACCCACCCGGCACGTTTCGCCTCGATATCGGCGTGTTAGAGACCGGCATAACCGAGGAAATGTACTACGAAATGGAGCGGCTTATTGCCGATGCAAAACCAGCCAGTCGCCATCTTATCGGTCTCAATATTATTCAGGATATCCCCGGCTATCTCTACACCGGTGCCCTGAGCTATGACGGCGACATCATCACGGTTTACCCCGGATAAGTGAGAGCACAATGACAGTGAAATACAAAACGGTCATCACCAAAGCCGGTGCAATCAAACTGGCTGCAGCGACCCTCCCGGAAGGGAAAAAGGTGAACCTGACGGCGATGGCCGTCGGTGACGGCGGCGGCACGCTGCCGGTGCCTGACCCTAACCAGACAAAGCTTGTCAAAGAGGTCTGGCGTCACGCGCTGAACAAAATCAGCCAGGACAGGAAAAATAAGAATTATGTCGTGGCGGAGCTGCTTATCCCGCCTGAAACCGGCGGTTTCTGGATGCGCGAGCTCGGTCTCTATGATGACGCCGGCACGCTGATTGCAGTCGGTAACATGGCCGAAAGCTACAAGCCAGCGCTGGCAGAGGGCTCAGGCCGTGCGCAGACCGTGCGCATGGTTATCATGGTGAGCGACATCGAGTCAGTCGAGCTGACCATCGACACCTCAACAGTGATGGCAACGCAGGACTACGTTGACGACAAGCTCGCGGAGCATGAGCAGTCCCGCCACCATCCTGACGCCACGCTCACCGCTAAGGGTTTCACTCAGCTAAGCAGTGCGACCGACAGCGTGTCTGAGAGCGTCGCAGCGACACCAAAAGCGGTTAAGGCTGCGTATGACCTTGCCAAAGGTAAATACACGGCTCAGGACGCCACCACGGCGCAAAAGGGTATTGTCCAGCTCAGTAGCGCGACCGACAGCGTGTCTGAGAGCGTCGCAGCGACACCAAAAGCGGTTAAGGCTGCGTATGACCTTGCCAAAGGTAAATACACGGCTCAGGACGCCACCACGGCGCAAAAGGGTATTGTCCAGCTCAGTAGCGCGACCGACAGCACGTCTGAGAGCGTCGCAGCGACGCCGAAAGCGGTAAAGGTGGCGTATGATATTGCGAAAGCGAAATATACGGCTCAGGACGCCACCACGGTGCAAAAGGGTATTGTCCAGCTCAGTAGCGCAACCGACAGCACGTCTGAGGCGCTGGCTGCCACGCCGAAAGCCGTTAAGGCCGCGAATGATAATGCTAACGGTCGCGTGCCGTCAGGGCGTAAGGTCAATGGCCGGGGGCTGAGTACGGATATCAACATTACCGCGCAGGATATCTTTAACGGTCAGGCAGTGGGAATTGGTAATGCTGAGGATTTAAATGCCTACACCACGCCGGGACTGTATTACCAGCCAGCGAACGCGCAGGCGCAAACTGGTAAAAACTACCCCGAGACTGCTGCAGGCTCACTTGAGGTTTATAAGCATGCGGGCATTACGCAGATATACAGGATTTATAACAGCTCACGCTCGTACATTCGCACGCTTTACAGCGGGACGTGGTCAGGCTGGATTAAACAGTATGATGCGGCTAATAAACCCTCAGCAGTTGATGTAGGTGCCATTCCACTCGGGGGGAGTACGGCTGTGACGGGAATTGTTCGCAGTAGCGCAGAGTTGCAAAGTCTCTCAGCCAATAGTTTCCGTATCGGTTATGGCGGTTATGGAGCCTTCTGGCGCAATGACGGTAGTAATCTTTATCTTATGCTTACGAATAAAGATGATCCGTGGGGAAATTATAATGCCCTGAGGCCTTTCCGGGTAAGCCTCAATAACGGTGAAGTAATAATCAGCAAACTTAATTTATCTGACTTCGGATATTTTGATGCCCGTTATTATACTAAAGCACAATCTGATGCGGGCTATATGCCCAAGACTGGCGCATACACAAAAGCGGAGAGTGACACCCGATTTCAGGCGAAGGGTAGCTATACACCCACAGGAACGGCTTACACAAAAGCCGAGTCTGACGGGCGTTTCCAGCCTAAAGGGAATTACACCCCTGCAGGTCAGGCGTATACAAAAGCAGAATCGGATGCACGTTATGGGGTGATAAATGGTATACGCCGCGGTGGTCAACAAATCAGAAACCCGACAGATGCCTGGTTTGACAACTGGGAATCCCCTGCTGGCTGCGTCGTGACGGGAATTCAAATGAACGGCAGAAGTGATGGCCGAAAGCTCGGCGTTTATTTCCGTCAAATGCAGTATCTGAATAAACAAACTGGCGCATGGGTTAACATTGGGGATTAAATATGGACAAGTTTATTAATCCAGTTATTTATAAATACGAACACATTGAAGTAAGCGGGATAATGCGTACCGGACTTTATTTTCAGGATGAGCATGGCCGGGACTGGTACGAAACCTTAACCGGCTGGAAAGGCGCTGTTTCTCTGGATGATGACGGGATTGTCGTTGCTTACGAGCAGGATGTTTCGTATATGGGGATGGAGGAAGGCCGCAATGTCTATGAGGTCGATCCCCTGAGTGTGCCGGTAGATGTGTTAGGTAATTACAAATATGCGGATGGTGTTTTTTATGATATCCGCCCTGATGCGGCAACGCTTGCCGAACAAACCCGAAAACAGCTCATTGAGGATGCGGGTCTCACAATTTCAGTCCTGCAGGATGCCGTTGATTTAGGAATGGCAACAGAAAACGAGGTAGAGCAGTTACGCTTATGGAAAACATACCGTATCCGACTGAGCCGAATCTCAACGGCGACCGCACCCGAAATTGAATGGCCTGATCCACCTTAGAGCGACCAACAAAAAACCCGCGTTAAGCGGGTTTAATCGTAGGGACATTCTTCATAGTCTTTTTCAGTTTCATCACCGGCAAACAGCCTGAGCCAGCAAAAGCCAAAGAGGCACCATGCAGCCAGACCACCACCAACCCAAAGTAATATCGTCATTCTCGCTCCCTCGTTAATGGCGAAACGATAGCGACAATATCCCTTCATTGATAATGGTTATCAGCGATCAATTACCGATGATTGATCGCTGAAAACGATCAACCACCTTTCCCGCACGCTTCACCTGCTCACTGCGCGTTGTACTGTCCCCACTCCAACGGCATTACGTTTCTTGCACCTCGCGCACAACAGAAAATAGTCGCACCCCTTAACCACGGAGTTAAACAGATGGGCGACTATCACCACGGCGTCGAGGTCATCGAGATTAACGATGGCACGCGCACCATTTCCACCGTTTCTACAGCCATCATCGGCATGGTCTGCACGGCCAGCGATGCTGACGACTCAACATTCCCGCTTAATGAGCCGGTGCTGATTACCAGCGTGCAGAACGCTATCGGTAAGGCCGGTAAACTTGGCACCCTGTCAAAATCCCTGCAGGCCATTGCCGACCAGTGCAAGCCGGTCGTTGTGGTTGTGCGCGTTGCCGAAGGTATCGACGACCCGGAAGACCCGGAAGCGGCGCAGAAAGAGACCATTTCAAACATCATCGGCACGACTGACGAAAACGGCAAATACACCGGGCTTAAGGCGCTGCTGGCTGCAAAAACCGTCACCGGCGTTAAACCGCGCATTCTCGGCGTGCCGGGGCTGGATTCTCAGGAAGTGGCGACCGCGCTCGCGGCAACCTGTCAGAGCCTGCGCGCGTTTGGCTATATCAGCGCATGGGGCTGCAAAACCATTTCTGAAGCCATTGCCTACCGCGAGAATTTCAGCCAGCGCGAGCTGATGGTCATTCACCCTGATTTTCTGGCATGGGACACCACGGCGAACGATACCGATATTGCATGGGCGACCGCCCGAGCGCTCGGCCTGCGTGCCAAAATCGACCAGGAGACCGGCTGGCACAAAACGCTGTCTAACGTCGGCGTGAATGGCGTCACCGGCGTCAGCGCCTCGGTCTCGTGGGATTTGCAGGAGAAAGCCACCGACGCAAACCTGCTTAATCAGGCCGGTGTCACCACGCTTATTCGTAACGACGGCTTTAAATTCTGGGGCAACCGCACCTGCTCAGATGACCCGCTTTTCCTGTTTGAAAACTACACCCGCACGGCGCAGGTACTTGCCGACACGATGGCGGAGGCCCACGCGTGGGCGATTGACAAACCCGTCACCGCAACGCTTATCCGCGACATCGTTGCCGGTATGAATGCGAAATTCCGCGAGCTGAAAAATAACGGCTATATCGTTGACGGCTCCTGCTGGTACGACCCGGAGTCAAACACCGTGGAAACGCTTAAGGCGGGGAAACTGTATATCGATTATGACTACACCCCCGTCCCGCCGCTGGAAAACCTGACCCTGCGCCAGCGCATCACCGATACCTATCTGGCGAACCTGTCAGACTCGGTCAATAGCTAAGGAGCTCAGAGCATGGCGTTACCACGCAAACTGAAATACCTGAATATGTTTAACGACGGTCTCAGTTACATGGGCGTCGTTGAATCCGTCACCCTGCCAAAGCTGACCCGCAAGCTTGAGAAATATCGCGGCGGCGGGATGCCGGGCTCGGTGTCGATTGACCTCGGCCTCGATGACGATGCGCTGTCGCTTGAGTGGACGCTGGGCGGTCTGCCTGACGTCGAACTGTGGGCGCAGTACGCGTCACCGGGTGCGGACACCGTCCCGCTGCGCTTCACCGGCTCATACCAGCGCGACGACACCGGCGCAATTTCTGCCGTTGAGGTGGTCATGCGTGGCCGTCACAAAGAGTATGACGGCGGCGAAAACAAACAGGGCGAAAGCGGCACGACCAAAATCTCGACCGAGTGCACTTACTACCAGCTCACGATTGACGGGAAAGAGGTCATCGAGATTGACGTCATCAACATGGTGATGAAAGTCGATGGCGTCGACCGTCTGGCGGAACACCGTAAGGCCATCGGCCTGTAACCCTTTAACCGGTCAGTCAGGCTGGCCGGTCACATAACTTTGACGAGACCAACATCATGGAAAACATCAACGAACCCGAAAACTCAAACATTGTGATCCTCGATAACCCCATCATGCGCGGTGAGCAGAAAATCGAGCAGGTGACCGTCACAAAACCCAACGCGGGAACCCTGCGCGGTGTGAGTCTGGCCTCGCTGGCAAACTCTGACGTCGATGCGCTGATTAAGGTGCTGCCGCGCATGACGTACCCGGCGCTCACCGAGCATGAGGTCATGCGTCTGGAAGCGTCAGACCTGATTTTGTTCGCCGGTAAGGTGGTCGGTTTTTTGTCGCCATCTTCGGCTCGCTGACGTTCCCCGATAACCTTACGGTCGATGACCTGATGGCGGATATCGCGGTGATATTTCACTGGCCGCCATCAGAGCTCTATTCCCTGAGCGTGACCGAGCTCATCACATGGCGCGAAAAGGCGCTACAGCGAAGCGGACATCACCATGAGCAATAACGTCAGGATTGAGGTGCTGCTGAACGCAGTAGACCGGGCAAGCCGACCGCTTAAAGCTATCCAGACTGCCAGCAAGACCCTAGCCGGCGACATCCGCACTTCTCAAAACAGCCTGCGCGATCTGAATGCGCAGGCGTCCCGAATTGACGGATTCAGGAAAGCGAGCGCACAGCTTGCCGTGACCGGCCAGTCGCTAAACAAGGCTAAACAGGAAGCCGCCGCGCTGGCCGTCCAGTTTAAAAACACGCAGAACCCTACAACTGCGCAGGCACGCGCGATGGAGGCGGCAAAGAAATCCGCCGCTGACCTGCAGCTCAAATACAACAGCCTCAGGCAGTCGGTACAACGACAGCGCACCGAGCTCGCGCAGGCCGGTATTAATACCCGCACCCTGTCGGCGGATGAGCGCCGTCTGAAAACCAGCATCAGTGAGACGACCGCACAGCTAAACCGGCAACGTGATGCACTGGCGCGGGTCAGTCAGCAACAGACAAGACTCAGTGCAGTAAAAAGTCGCTATGAATCCGGGCAAAAGCTCGCCGCCGGTGCACGTAATGCCGGGATGGTAGGCGTCGGGGTAGCGACCGCCGGGCTTTATGGTGCGTCGCGCTTTATTGCGCCGGGTATCGGTTTTGATAAGCAGATGTCAGGCACGCAGGCGATCCTCGGACTCGATAAGGGCGACGATAAGCTCGCGGCCATTCGTCAACAGGCGCGTGATATCGGTGCGACTACGGCCTTTTCGCCGGGTGATGTTGCGCGCACGCAGACCACGCTCGCACGCTCGGGCTATAACGCTGATGACGTGCTGGCTGCGACCGGGTCGACCGTAAACCTGAGCCTCGCGGCCGACGTGGATATCGCAGAAGCCGCCGACATTATCACTAACATGCAGTCGGCATTTAACCTGCCGACCACCGAGATTGAGCGTGTCGCGGATGTGATGACGAAAGGCTTTACGTCATCAAACACCGGCCTCGTCGAGCTGGGCGAGGCGATGAAATATGTCGCGCCAATTGCTGAGGCTGCAGGTGCGAGCATCGAAGACACGACCGCCATGCTCGGCATTCTGGCTGATAACGGGATTAAAGGCTCGATGGCAGGTACGGGCGCGAGTGCCATTTTCAACCGTCTGCAGGCTCCTATGGGTAAGGCCGTTGAGGCCATTTCAGAATTAGGCGTGAAAACCCGAGACGGCAAAGGGAACATGCTGCCGGTCGAGAAAATCCTCAAAGATATTCACAAGTCCTTTGCGAAAAACAAGCTCGGTACGGCGGAGCAGGGCGAATACCTGAAAGTCATCTTTGGTGAGGAGGCCATGAAGGGGGCGATTAAACTCGTCGCCGCTGCCGGTGATGGCTCGCTCGATAATAAGCGCCAGCAAATCCGCGACTCAAAAGGCACGACCGAGCGCATTGCGAAAATACAAACGGATAACCTCGACGGTGATCTGAAAAACCTGCAGTCAGCATGGGAAGACCTGCAGATTGAGGTTTTCGAAAAAGAAGATTCAGCACTGCGCCGCCTGACGGTTTCCGCGACCAACTGGCTCGGCAAGGTGGCTGCATGGGCTAAAGCGAATCCAGAACTGACGCAAACCCTGTTTAACCTTGTCGCCGGTGGGCTGGCGCTGGTTGGGGTGCTCGGCGGGGTTGGTCTGATTGCATGGCCTGTCATCGCAGGAATAAACGCGATTATCGCTGCTGCTGGCATGCTGAGCGTCGTTTTCACTACTGCCGGAAGTGCCATTGTCGCGGCATTAGGGGCAATCAGTCTGCCGGTGGTCGCGGTGGTCGCTGCCGTGGTGGCCGGTGCGCTGCTCATCCGTAAATACTGGGAGCCCATCAGCGCTTTCTTCTCGGGTGTGGTCGAGGGGCTTAAAGCGGCCTTTGCGCCGGTGGCGGAAATCTTCTCGCCCCTCGCGCCGGTGTTTGATTCCATCATCGAAAAACTGCGCGGGGTCTGGCAGTGGTTCACTAACCTGATAAAGCCGGTTAAGGCAACGCAGGAGACGCTCGACAGCTGCAAAAATGCGGGGGTGTTGTTCGGTAAGGCACTGGCCGACGCGCTGATGTTACCGCTCAATAGTTTTAACAAACTGCGCGGCGGCGTTAACTGGCTGCTGGAAAAGCTTGGGGTTATCAACAAAGAGTCGAGCGACCTTGACCAGAAAGCCGCAAAAGCCAATGCCGCAACGGGTTCAGTTAAAGAGTCCAGTATCAGACCAACCCCGTTGTTTGGTGATTCTCAGTGGTATCACCCGGTGCCGGCTCCTGCCGGAAAGACCTATGTTGACCAGAGCAAACCTGAATATCACATCACTTTACAGGGGGGCGTCGCCCCGGGCAGTGACCTCGACCGCCAGCTCAGGGAGGCCGTCGATAAACTCGCCCGGGAAAACCGTGCGCGCCAGCGCTCAAGTATGCGCCATGACTGATGAGGGCTAAAGCATGTTAATGGTACTGGGTTTATTTGTATTTGAGCGCCGAACGCTGCCGCATCAGTCGATGCAGTATTCGAAGGACTACCGCTGGGCGTCTAACGACCGCATCGGCAAACCACCGGCCTATCAGTTTCTCGGGGAGGGGGAAACCTCGCGTACGCTCTCGGGCGTGCTTTACCCCGAAATCACCGGCGGTCGCCTCTCACTGACCGCCATCGAGCTGATGGCCGACGAGGGCAGGGCGTGGCCGCTGATTGACGGAACGGGCATGATCCACGGCATGTATGTCATCGATAAAGTGACCCACACGCACAGCGAATTATTCAGTGACGGCGCGGCCAGAAAAATCGAGTTTAGCCTCTCGCTGAAACGGGTCGATGAGTCGCTCGCGGCGATTTACGGCGACCTGAAAACGCAGGCCGACAATCTGGTGACGTCTGCCGGTAACTGGCTGGGAGGGCTGGCGGGATGATTACGGGTATGAATATTCAGGCCGGGGCGCAGATTGCCCCGGCGTTTATGCTGACGCTCGATGGCGATGATATCACGCAGAATTTCGGCGACCGGCTAATCAGCCTGACCATGACGGACAACCGCGGATTCGAAGCCGACCAGCTCGACATCGAGCTCGATGACAGCGACGGGCTTGTCGAGTTGCCGCCGCGCGGTGCAAAGCTGACGCTGTGGTTAGGCTGGCAGGGATCTGCCTTGCTGAATAAAGGGAGTTTCACGGTCGATGAAATCGAGCACCGGGGCGCACCTGATGCGCTGACCATCCGGGGGCGCAGCGCTGATTTTCGCGGGACACTTAATTCACGCAGGGAACAGTCATGGCATGACACCACGCTCGGGGTCATTGTGGAGACCATCGCGGCACGCAACAAGCTGACGGCCAACGTGGCGGATACGCTGAAAGCGATCCCCGTGCCTCACATTGACCAGACGCAGGAATCTGACGCGGTATTTCTGGCGAGGCTGGCGGAGCGCAACGGCGCATCTGTCGCGGTGAAGTTTGGGAAACTGTTATTCCTGAAAGCCGGTAGCGCGGTGACGGCCAGTGGTAAGCCTATCCCGCAAATGACCGTAGAGCGCGGCGACGGCGACCGGCATCAGTTCGCCATTGCTGACCGGGAAGCCTACACCGGCGTAACGGCAAAATGGCTGCACACCAAAGACCCGAAGCCGCAAAAGCAAAAGGTGAAGCTCAAACGCAAACCAAAGGTACAGCACCTGCGCGCGCTGCAGCATCCGAAAGCGACCAAAACCACGGCAAAGGCAAAAGCCAAAAAAGAGCAGGAAGCGCGCGAGGGTGAGTATATGGCCGGTGAATCTGACAATGTGCTGGAGCTGACGACCATCTACGCCACGAAGGCGCAGGCCATGCGCGCAGCTCAGGCAAAGTGGGACAAGCTGCAGCGCGGCGTCGCTGAGTTTTCAATCTCGCTGGCTATTGGCAGGGCTGATTTATTTCCTGAAACGCCGGTTGCGGTGAAAGGCTTTAAGCGCGTTATAGACGAGCAGGCTTGGATAATCAGCCGGGTGGTGCATAACCTCAACGGGAACGGCTACACAACGGGCTTAGAGCTTGAGGTTAAGGTTTCGGATGTCGAGTACGAAAGCGAAGAATTAGAGTGGTGATTTGAGTTTAACCGTTTGTTATTTAAGGGTAAATTAAGTAAAGTTAGCGCATCGGAAATTAAATGAGGTGCACGCCATGTTTCACTGTCCAAAATGCCATTTTGCCGCTCACGCCCGCACAAGTCGCTATTTTACTGACACGACCAAAGAGCGCTATCACCAGTGCACAAACATCAACTGCAGCGCCACGTTTGTCACCACTGAGACGGTCGAACGCTTTATCGTATCGCCGGGGGTAGTAGTACCAGCGGCACCGCATCCGACATCATCCGGACAGCAACAAATCCACTGGCAGTGATGCAATAACTATCTTTTAAATATGGATTTTATCTTTTGGAACCAACCGCGTTTTAAGGAAGTATAAATTTGTTGTTACTCATCAGACCCAATGTATCTATTATGTTTGTGTTCCTGTGAGCAATGGTAAGCTCAGATGATGAAACTCACAGAAAAAAAATGTTGCGAATGAAAAATAAACGGAACTGGATAATTTATAAAAATCAATAAATTGCAAGTTTTAACGAATGGAAGAGAGAAATGAAATCAAATGAGTTGCTTGAGATTGCTGCTGACGAAGAGTCACCGGCTAAAGTCATTGCAGGGAGTAACGACGGTAACTATCAACCTAAGCCTAAGCGCCCTTATGATAAAATTTTAACTGACCTTTCTGAAGAAGATTTGAAGTCACCAGGTGTACACAAACTGATTCTCGCCAAGAGTAGTGAACTCGAGTACGAAAATTACGAATTGAAGAAAAGTGATTCAAAACATAGAGATCTTGAAGTCAAATATGCTTCACTAACAGCAGAACTGTCTCAACTTAAGTCAGCTAAAAAATCAATTGAGTTACTTTTTTCTGCTTGTTTAGGCACGGGGACATGCCTTGTTGGGTTGTCATTCTCGATATATGCTGCAAGCAACCCATTAGGTGGATATCTAGTAGGTGGTATTGGGGTGGCCCTTTCCGGTGTATCAATAGCTGTAGTTTCACTGGGAAATAAATAATGAAGTTCAAAATCAATGGGCTGAGAGAGCCTGGTAATCTTGAGAAAGAACGAGCTGTTATCGAAATTCTTGAGGATGGAAATGTCGGTACACTAATTGTTGCATCAACTAAGCAGCAGGATGAAGGCAGCGTTTCCTCCGGAATTAAGAATTCCTACTGGATTCCAGATCAAGATGTTCAAAAAGGTGATTTGATTATTATTTATACAAAGGCAGGTAAGAAAAATAATAGAGTTAACCCCTCAAACTCAACCAGTTACTTCTTCTACATTGGTCTGGAAACTCCTCTTTACAATGAGAATGATGAGACAGTCGTTGTATTTGATATCTCATATTGGAAATCGTTAAGACGTAGCGAGGTGTAACGATCCCGTTGTCATTGATTATTTGTACATTACAAAGAAACCCTGCACATGCAGGGTTCTTGATTTGATGTGGTCAACATGTGGACGCAACCTGAAATAAATCCTTTTATTTCATTATGTTGTGAAGTTTTAAAAAGCTCCTGAGGGAGCCTTTTTAATATCGTTGACAATGCTCCGTCATTTAGTTGTATAGTACAACCAAATAACGGAGAGCACACATGCACAACGAACCCCCTGTAGTTAGCGACATTCGCGTTGCATCACGTCTGATGGTCAGAGAGCTGGGCTTTATGGCCTCCACGCTGGCCTCTACCCATTACTCGCCCTCGGCCGTACACACCCTCGTGGAAATTGAGCTGCATAAGGAGATGACCGCAGGTCAGCTGGTGCAGCTGCTGGGTCTGGAAAAATCCAGCGTCAGCCGGATGCTGTCGCGCCTTATTTCTGCAGGCGAACTGGAGGAGGGTGTTTCTGCGCAAGATGCCAGGGCCAAAAGTCTCCGGCTGACTGCAAAGGGGCGCAAGACCGTTGAGCAGATTAATGCCTACGGGAGTAAAAGGGTCATTTCAGCGATACAATCACTGGATCCCATACAGCAGGAAACCATCTCTCAGGGACTGTCGCTCTACGCCAACGCTCTGCTGGCCTGCCGGGAGAGCGGCGCTGAGCGACAGCCTACGGCACCGGTGATTGTCGCAGGCTACCGTCCCGGCATGATTGGCCGCATCGCGGAAATGCACGGCAGCTATTACGCACGCGAACATAACTTTGGCAGCTTCTTCGAAGCCAAAGTTGCTACGGGGCTTGCTGAATTTAGCGGACGCCTCGAGAAGCCGTGCAACCAGGTTTGGCTGGCTGTGATGAACGGCAGAATTGTGGGATCTGTCGCCATTGACGGCGAAGATTTAGAGCCGGGTGAGGCGCATCTGCGCTGGTTTATTCTGGACGATGGCTGCCGGGGTCATGGGGTTGGCAAAAAACTGTTGAGCGAGGCCATGATGTTTTGCGACAGCGAGGGCTTTTCTACCGTGCATCTCTGGACGTTCAATAAATTGACCGCTGCCCGACGCCTGTACGAATCCTTTGGCTTTACGCTAGCGAAAGAGTGGGAGGGCGATCAGTGGGGCAGTTGTATCATTGAACAGCAGTTCACCCGGTTAAAACAGGCTTAGCGGTGCGATAAAAAAGGCTCCTTGCGGAGCCTTGAGGCATCAAAAGACTTTTTTGTACGGGCGCACCGTGACTTTTTCGTACACACCGGCAGCCACATACGGATCGGCGTCAGCCCAGGCGGTTGCCGCTTCCAGAGATTCAAACTCGGCAATGACCGTAGAGCCAGAAAAACCCGCGGCGCCAGGATCGTTGCTGTCTACCGCAGGCATAGGCCCCGCGGTCAATAAGCGGCCTTCATCCTGCAGCAGCTGTAGGCGTGCCAGGTGGGCAGGGCGAACAGACTGGCGTTTTTCCAGGGATTCAGCGACATCTTCAGAGTAAATCACATAAAGCACGGCGAAGCTCCTTAACCATTAAAAGTGCCAGTTACGTTATGTGAAAGGGCAAATGACTGCAATGTAAAGATAAAAACAATGTTAAAACCCTGATCTAAATGCCCCTTTTTTCGCCGCTCTGGCGCTTTAATTGCGCTTAGACAAAGTGTCTTATTGAATATGATTGCTATTTGCATTTAAAATCAGGGTTCGGTTTTTTAACGTTGATGATTATGACTTCGATGACCCTTGATTTACCTCGCCGCTTTCCCTGGCCGACGCTGCTTTCTGTCGTGATTCACGGTGCCGTTGTGGCGGGTTTACTCTATACCTCGGTTCATCAGGTTATTGAAATGCCAGCGCCCGCGCAGCCAATTTCCGTGACCATGGTTTCGCCAGCGGATCTTGAGCCGCCGCAGGTTGCGCCTCCGCCGCCACAGCCGGTTGTGGAACCTGAACCTGAACCCGAGCCTGTCCCGGAACCTCCGAAGGAAGCGCCGGTGGTGATCCACAAACCGGAGCCTAAGCCGAAACCTAAGCCGAAGCCAAAACCGGTGAAGAAAGTCGAAGAGCGTCCGAAACGCGAAGTACGCCCGGTCGAGACGCGGCCAACGCAGCCGGTAGAGAATACTGCGCCTTCGCGTCCGGTGATGAACAACACCGCAACGACCACGAAGCCGACCGTTACAGCGCCTGCGGGACCAAGGGCGCTCAGCCGCAACCAGCCTACCTATCCGGCGCGTGCTCAGGCGCTCCGTATTGAAGGGCGCGTGCGGGTGAAGTTTGACGTGACCTCAGATGGCCGCGTTGACAATGTACAAATCCTCT